TACCAGAAGGATCTATGGTTTCTATTAACAAGAATGTTTTGGATGCACCAGAACTTTCTAAAGTTAAATCTTGTTTACAACATGCGCTAAATGTGTACACAAAGGAAGTTATGAACTACGATTGTGATGTTTATATCACGCAATCGTGGGTTTCTACTCAACCAAAAGGTACATCACTGTACGCACATTCACACCCGAATAGTTTTGTTAGTGGAGTTATTTACTTTACAAATGAGGGTGATACTCCAATCGTGTTTGAGGGTAAGAAAGAATCTATTCAACCTACCATCAAACAGTTCACACCACTGAACAGCAGAACTTGGAGAGTGTCTGGTAAGAAAGGTGGATTCATCTTGTTCCCATCTTCTCTTGACCACAGAGTTGAACGAAATGACCATGATATGGATAGAGTTTCTCTGGCTTTCAATACATTTGTTCGTGGTAAACTTGGTAATGAAGATAAACTAAACCTATTGGAACTTTAATATGTGCGCTGTCATTGGAATCATACTGTTAGAACCAACTAAGCAAGACTTTGCTATGGTACGTAGAGTATTCGCTGAATCTAAGATTCGTGGTATGCATGCAACTGGTATCTCGTTTCTACCAAGGTGGTCTTCAGGTATTGAAACTATCAAAGAACCTATTCCTGCAGACCAGTTTGTTGAGAAGCATCTACACAACGATAACCTTTCTGATATGGTTTCTGATGACGGTAACTTGTATATGGTTGGGCATTGTCGTTATTCAACCAGTGATTTAGAATATAATCAACCTATGTTTTATAAAGGAAAGTCTATCGTTCATAATGGTGTTATTACACAAGAGTTACCAGAAAACTGGAAAGAGTTATATGGTTATGATTGCATTACAAAGAATGATAGTGAGTTAGTATTACACTCAAACGATGCACTGCGTGAGTTTTCTCATATGTCTATGGGTGTAGTAGAACTTTACAAAGAACGAAAGTTGCGATTCTATCGCAACGGTAAGCGTCCATTATATTTGTCTTCTATTCCAAATGGATGTATAATTACCTCTACGGCTGATATTGCTACACGTGCCCTTGTTGGCGGTGCACCAGTTGAAGTTCTTATGAATCATTATATTACATTTGATGAGCGTCTTGCAATGACTATCGAAAAAGTTGAAGTTGCGGATGCCGTGGATTACCAGCATGCTATTCGTTAATTCAACTAGAGTTGAAGAGTTAATCAAAAACAGTCCATCTGGCAAGAACACCAAGTTCTTGTCGGCTGCACACTCATTGTGGTATCGTTTTCATAACTACGATAAAGCACCACCAATGGCTTATGAAGACAACGGTGAGATTGTTTGTCTAATCTTTGCGACTCACAATCGTGATGGTTATGCTAACTTGTATGAGATTGTGACGCTTGAAGGAAAAGAAGGTAAGGGATATGCTTCGAAATGTTGGGAAGCGTGGATCAAATATGCAGTCGAAGAACGTCAATCAAAACGACTCAAGATCTCCTGCACTCCCACATCTGTCAGCTGGCACATTAGGAATGGCTTGGTCTTTTGGGCAGTTGATCCAACAGGTTCACTCCGCTCAGACCAACCATTATTCCCTACACGTGCAGAGCAGATTGCCTATCGTGACAATGCTATTGTAAATCCACTACAAGCATTACCACCATATAAAGCACGAGAACAATTTCGTGCTGAGGGACTTGAGTCTTATAAGTGGGGTGAAAAGAAGAAAGCTAAAACGCAAGCTGCAATTGATGCTGTTGGTAAAGCATGGTTGCGTGACGCATTGATGGAACAACCTTCACTAGAAGAATTTTTAAAGTAATGGATTATCGTTTAGAACAGAATCGTAAGGAAGCGTTCATTCGCTGGTACGCATGGTCATTAAAGTACGATGACTGTGACCCAGCAGTATGGGCTACTAATTACTTACACAAACGTTATGAACATAACGATGAACAACGACTTTGGTTGGCTTGGTTATATGGTAATACATATCAACTACCAACTGCTTGGGTATTAATGAACGAGTTTCCAGACTTTGAGTTGGCAACTGTAGATCGTATCACCCAATGGAATACTACAAATTACAAACGTCTTCGCTACCAAACAGATACCAAGTGGAACAAAGGTCACTTGCCTTCTATGTTTGAGTCTTATCAGAAATTCGTCGGAGATAAAACACAACGAGAAGCAATGGAGAAGTATTATGGAGACACTGAGGAAGCAAACTTTAATAACTTGTGGGAAGTCCTTAAGGGTAGCCTTCACAAGTTTGGTCGTTATTCTACTTGGTTTTATCTTCAGCATCTTAAGCATACCGCTGGTGTTCGGGTCAGCCCTACTTCTCTCATGCTGGACGATTATGATGGCTCTCGCTCTCATCGTAATGGATTACTGTTTGCCATCGCACAAGAGCACGATGTGGATAGAAAACTCACTGCTGTGGAGTACGCAAACCTTGAGTCACAAGCCAAAGAGATTCTTTGCGAGACGAAAACAAGATTTCCAGAACTCACATCTTCTATAGACTTCTTCACAATGGAAACATGCTTGTGTTCTTTTAAAAAGATATTCCGTGAGAAGCATGGTCGTTATCTTGGTTATTACCTAGATCGACAAGCTGAAGAAATTACTATGGCTGAAGGCGACGGATGGTATGGTATTGATTGGAATGTTCTATGGCAAGCACGTAATGAAACTATTGACTTACGTTTAGACCACAGAAAAGGTATTGACAAGGATCGTTTTTCTTCTTTCTTGAACACAGGAAAGTTAGAGTCTCTTGACTGGATGTTTAATGATGAGAAGCCAGTGTTGATTGGATTGGAGAACTTTGTATGAACCCAGATGATACTACAGTTGGTACCATAGTCCTTAACAATGGTACATTAGGTATGGTTAGTGGCAACTCAGGTGGTATTACTACTATCGCTAATACAATAACCGTCTCAGTAGACTCTGCTGAGGAAATAATGGAGCGTTGGATCTTTAACAGGGTCACAGTTGACCATAAAGTTCAAGAACAAGAACTTATGAAACTAAAAGAAGTTGCTCCAGACTATGCAAATGAGATCAAAGAAGCATGATAAAGATGCCGATGTACATCACTTCATCGGACGTGTTTGGGCTTTTACTGAAGAAGAACTTCGAGAATTTATTAAGGAAATCAAAGGTGTTTAAAGAGAATCTTGGTGTCACAGATACTATTACTATTAAGAAATTTACTAATCCTATGAAAACTAGAAAGATTATTGCTGTTGGTGGTAGTCCAGGTACTGGTAAGACTACTCTTTTCCGTAAGTTTATGGAAGGTAAGACTTGGGTTCCAGTCGAGCCAGCCAAACTTATTTCTGCCATGTACTGCGCAGAGTTAGACCTATATGTCCTAGGTAAATATGAGGAAGGTGAGACTTTTGCTGGTACAGACCGTTTGTCAATGGCTGTCCAACCACCTATGCAAGAGTGGATTGCTTCTAACAACAGTAATATTCTTTTTGAGGGTGATCGAATCTTCAACCAATCTTTCTTGGAGTTTGCTATGGGTCTACCACATACAGACCTTCAAGTCGTTGTCTTGACTGCACCGAAGGATCTCCTAGAACAGCGTTATAAGGATCGTGGTTCTGAGCAGTCGGAGCAGTTCCTAAGAGGGCGAGAAACTAAATATAGCAAGATACAATCTAACTTTGAACTGATGCCCTATATTACTGAGTTTAAGAACACCAACTTAGAGGAGCAGGGGAAAGTTCTGGCGTTTCTGGAGAAGCACGTTACCCAGTGATGCTAGAATTTTCTAGGATGTAAATGACTTTCCTAGAAGACGCTAACTTCAACTGGATGGATATGCTCAACTTTTATGAGCGTCCATTTAGAGCGTCATTTGTACCCTCAAAAATATGGCGAGACCTTGATAGATATCGTAATGATTCTAAGGGTCTCGCCAACTACTTTAGAAAGTGGAGAACTCGTATAGAGTGGCTACCACAAAAGTCTAATGCCAAGTACATGGAAACTCATGTAGCTGTTGGCGGAGAATACGACCCAGAAGAGCGTCAATGTATTCTACAAATTCACACTACAAAATACGACATCTTTCCATTCACAGATTCTTCTTGGAAACGATTCAAATTTAAGCTATTGCAAGTAGAGATGCATGAGCTAATCCACTTTATGCAATACGATAGAAGATGCGACGAGTGGAGTAACTACGTTGTTCCTTACAAGAAAGTGGGACATGTCAAGAAAGACGCAGAGCGTAGATATCTTTCTGAGTTTGACGAGATTCAAGCATATGCACACTGTGTGCTACTAGACTATAAGATGTTTAGACCAAAGGTTGATATAGAAACTCTTATAGCCAGATCCAAAAGAAAACGTGATTCTAATACTCTACACTATATCCTAAAGACGTTTGACTACGACTATCGTAACAACCATGCTATACCTAAACTGCTATCCCAGATTCTAAAGTGGGATCGTAAGTACCAAAAAGTTGGTCGAGCGTCTCGTAGATCCTAAATAATAGGTTAGTTTAACCCTATTGTTGATGGATTACAGATGCTAAAATTCAAATCATTTCTTAAAGAAGAAGTCTTAAACGAAGAGTTGTTGGTCGAAGCTGCAGAAACAGCTTCCCTTGAAGCCGACGACAAAGGTAAGATGCATGAACTTCTTCTAGCCAAACACCTACACCCAAATTCTACTCTACCAGAACATCATCGTTCTTTTTCAGATAACGAAGATCACGCTGGTACGCCACAACAAGTTCACGATCGCTTACGTAAGAAGATTGGCGAACCTGCATATGCAGAGATCGACCGACACGCTAAGCAATCTGCTGACGCATTCAAAGAACACCTAAAGCAACAAGGTCATATTGGTGACCATGCTCACATCGGTAACGTTCACTGGACATCTAACGCTGACAAACCAAACGTAGCTGGCGACCATGAAAAGACTGTTGGTGTTAAAGACGTAAACTCTAATGCTGACGTTATCTTAACACTTCACGACAAAGAAGGTAAGACAGTAGGACATCATGGTATTTCTGCCAAGTATGGTTCACAAGAACCTAACTACCGCAATCCAGGTATGGATGCTCTAGAAAAAGCAGCGAAGATTCCTTCTGGTTCTCTTTCTAGTTTCATGAATGCTCACAAAGAGCACATGGACAAACTAGGTTATAGTGGTTCTGCTGATCAACGTAACATTCAAACAAAAATTGATGAGATGGGTGTTGATAAAGCTCGTGCTGAACACGCAAAGCATGAAGCAACAATCGCTGGTGGCAAGAAGCTATCTGGTAAAAACAAAGTTATGCATGAGCAACTTTCTGAGTTCCTACGTGTGCATGATTCTCTACCAAAAAGCAAACAAGAATTGTTTGTACACAAAGCAAAAGCAAGAGCAGATATGGCTCGCTCTTCTAACCTGTCTGCCAGAACATCGGCAACTGCAGCATTCGCTCAAGGTCTTTCTCAACATGACGATGCTAGCCTAAGAGACGTTATTCGTCAGAACGTTTCTCCTTCTACTCATATCCCTCATAGCGTTGTACATTCAAAGGTCAAGAACGATGGTTCTGCTGAGTCTGTTGTAAAACCAATGCACTCTCTAGCAGATGACCACTTGTCAAACTTTGAAGAAGGTAGCTTACATGTAGCTCCAGGTGCTGGTACTACTGTTACTATTAAAGGTAAGCATGCTAAAACAGGTAAGATTATGACTGCTGCACGTTATACTCTAAAGTCTTCTTCAGGTGCCCACAAAGGTATCGCTGGTTCATTTAAACTAAAATAATATGCTACAGTTTACGCAATTCCTCACAGAAGCAGATGATGAAGGTGCTAAGCTAAAGCATATTCATCACGCTGAAGATCGACCAATCTTACATGGCGAAGAAGGTTTCCACCATGCGTATGATGCACTACACGGTGCACACTTCCATACCAAGTCTGGTGCACAAAATAACAAACTAACAATGAAGTATGACGGTTCACCGTCTGTTGTTTTTGGTCACCATCCAGAGACTGGTAAGTTCTTTGTAGCTTCTAAGTCTGCATTCAATAAGAATCCAAAGATTAACTACACCCCTGAAGACGTTGATAAGAATCACGGTCATGCTCCAGGTCTAGCAGATAAACTAAAATCTGCTCTACAACACTTTCCTAAAATCTCTCCACAGCACGGTGTTTATCAAGGCGACTTGATGTATACACATGATGATTTAGAAAAGCACAAAGACGGTAAAGTATCCTTCACACCAAACACGATCACCTATACAGCAAAGGGTGATAAAGCTGACGCTATTAAGAAATCTAAAATTGGTGTTGTAGTTCATACCAAGTATGAGGGTGATACTCTTTCTAGTATGTCTGCGCATCATAATGTTTCTGCTTCAGAGTTTGGCCAACACAAAGATGTATACCACCATACTGCAGACTATGACTCTAGTAAAGTCAACTATCCAGAGTCAGCACAGAAACAATTTCTTGATCACTTATCTAAAGCCAGAACGATACATAATCAACATGGCGACAAGATGTATAAAGCCACAGAAATGCATCATGGTGATGGTGGTCATTTGGCTACTTACATTAACCAAACAGTGCGTACTGGTGAAACACCAAGTGCTGAGGGTTTAAAGCAGCACATTGCTGGTAAGTATGAAAACATGGTCAAGAAACTAAAGACTGAAAAGTCTCAGAATGCTAAGTTGGATGAGTTGCGTGGTCATGTTAATAATATCGAAAAGAACAAACAACACTACGATAATCTACTTAAGATGCATGGACACTTAGCAGATGCTAAGAATCTATTAGTTCGCCATCTAGAATCTAATGAAGGTATGTACGCACATGCCATCGGTGGCAAAGAATCTAAACCAGAAGGGTTTGTTTACAGCCATACACATAAAGGTGTAACTGAGCCAACTAAGTTAGTCAACCGTGCTGAGTTTGCCCGTCAAAACTTACTAAAGGCACGTGGACCATCTAAAGAGGAATCTAAAGATGTTCATCACGTAATCGCTTTTGGTCGTATGAATCCACCAACTGCTGGTCACGAAGAAGTTGTTAAAACTCTAAAAGACAAAGCCAAAGAAGTTAAGGGTGGACATACTCTTATCCTTTCTCACTCACATGCAACTAAAGATGGTAAGAATCCTCTGTCTCCAGAGCAAAAACTATACCATGCTAAGAATGCATTCCCTGGAACTAACATCGAAGTTGCTTCTAAAGATAAGCCAACTCTGCTGCATCACGCTGTAGATCTACACAACAAAGGTGTTACACACTTACACTTTACTGGTGGTTCAGATCGTAAAGGTATGGCAGAAATGCTCAAGAAGTATAATGGTGTCAAGTCTGCTCATGGATACTATAATTTTAAAGACATACAGTTCCACTCATCTGGTGAGCGTGAAGAAGGTGCTAAAGGGGTAGCTGGTATCTCTGGTACTAAACTTCGTGAACTAGCAGCAACTGGTAAGAAAAAAGAGTTCCACTCTAATCTATCTTCTCAGATGAAGCCAGAACACAAAGATGAACTGTATAATGATTTGAGAAAGGCAATGAAGTAATTATCCTAAATAAGATTAATTACTTTATAGATGGATCGTATGAAAGATTATAGACAATTAATAAAAGAACTTCCTACTAGTACTATCGTTTGCGCTCTTGGTGAGTTTAGCCCACCTACAACTGCGCACGAACTACTAGTCAAAACTGTTAAAGTGGTCGCTGAACAACGCAGAGCAGACCACACAATCTTCACATCTCCATCCGAAATCATTAGCGAAGAAAAGAAAGAACATTTCTTACAGCTAATGTTCCCAAAGACTAAATTCAAGTCACTCAGCGAGTCATTCTTTAGCAACACAATTAAACAACTTTCCGAAAAGTATCGTAGAGTTGTTATTATTGCTGGTGCAGACCAGTTCGCTGAATTCAAAAAGTTAAAAGAATCTTCTAACGTCGAGATTATCTCTATTGGAGATAAAGATCCAGATGTCGATAACCCTAAAATGAAGCAGTATGCTACCAAGGGTTTATATGAAGACTTCAAACGTCTACTACCATCTACCATCCGTGACATTGACGGTAAACGTCTAATGAATGAGATGCGTGTTGGTATGCAATTAGAACCAATCAAAGAGCAAATCAACCTAGTTAAAGATAAACTTCGTGAGAAGTATTTTAAGGGTGAGATTTTTAACGAAGGTGAGATGGTTGAATCAGATGGTAAACAATACACTATCGTCAAACGTGGCTCTAATCATCTATTACTAAAAGAACAAACAGGAGAACTGGTTTCTAAGTGGATTCACGATGTGAAGCTAGTCAAACAAAAGATGAAAACAGAAGCAGTTATTCAACCTACTGGATCAGATAAGATTGACGCTAATGCTCCAGAAGCTGATACTGGCGCAAAGAAAGATCCAGAACCACGTGGTAAAACAAAGGGGTTTCTAACATTCTATAACAATACGGATGATACTGTATCTGAAGAAGTTAAACCTGCTGAGAACGCTGCACAAAAAGCTCGTGCCAAAGCTGCGGTCATTATCAAACAAGCTAAAGAAAAAGAAGCACTTAAGAAAAAACACGAACTTGAAAAAGGTCGTCTTGCTGAAGAAGATGAGGTTTGTCCAGATTGTGGTAAGAAAGAATGTGAGTGTGAGAAAGATGATCATGTAGATACTACAACTCTTCAACCGACATTCGATCCATTCTTTAAAGAAGAATTCGAACTAAGTGATAGCGATATTGATTCTATGGTTGAGTCTGTTTCTGATGAAGAAATTATGGATCTATATGAGGAAGAAGAACTTTCTCTGGTCTACGAAGACACTGGCGAAGATGTTGAACACCACCCAGAAGAACAAAAACTTGACTTGATGGAAGTGCTGTCAAGACAAGAACGTATGAAGGCTAAGTTTCGTATGCGCAAGAGCGCAGCGAAAAGAGAGCGTTCTACTAAGATTGCACTAAAGCGTTTCTCTGACGCTAAAACAGTTAACAAACGTGCACGTAGACTAGCTATTAAGCTAATGAAGAAGCGTATGCTACGTGGTAGAGACCCATCAAAAATCTCTGTTGGTGAACGTGAACGCATTGAACGTGCACTACAAAAAAGAAAAGATACAATAAATCGTGTTGCCCAGAAACTTGTAGCGAGAGTTCGCAAGGTAGAAAAGGCTAGAATGTCACACGGAAAAACTACTAAAGGAGCAATGCCAAGTGTCTTATAAAACTTTCAAAGAATACCTAGCAGAAGCATGTAACTGCTGGAAGGGCTACAAGCGTAAGCCAGGAACTAAGCCATGTGCTGAAGGTTCTTGTGTTAAAGAAGAAACTGTTGTAGAAGAGCAATCTGAACAACTTGATGAACTTAGCTTAACAACTTTACAATCATACCAAGCAAAGCGTGGTAATCGTGATGCTCGTATGAAAACCGCTGTTGCTGCTATGGATCACGTTTTCAGTAAGAAGAAGGGTGAGCCACCACACCAAATTCATGGTCGTGGTCTAAATCGTGCCCGTGCAAAAGTTGACGCTATTCGCAAAAAGCAGACTGAAATGAACCCACAAAAGCCAGCACCACATGTTCCTGCAAAAACAGGTTTCCGCTCTGGTGCTATGGACGACACATATGGAACATAATATGTTATCATTTAAAGAATACCTAGCAGAAGCTACTTACCAAGGTAAGAAAGTTCCACTAAACAAACCAATGGCTGGTGACGTTAAGAAATCTAAAGTCTATGTAGATCCAGATGGTGACGGTAAAGCCAAGAAGGTCAACTTCGGTGATAAAAATATGACTATCAAAAAGCATATTCCAGGTCGTCGTAAGAACTTCCGTGCACGTCATAACTGCGACAATCCAGGACCAAAAGACAAAGCACGTTATTGGTCTTGCAGAGCATGGTGATTTAAATGTCTAAAATACACGTACTAAAAAATTCAGAAACTGAAGCAGTTATCAAAGTTTATACAACTGAGTCTGCTGGTGAAGTTCTCGATGTTAGTCTATCTACTTGGTTGACAACACCAAAGCAAGTTTATGTCGCTGGTGCTGGTGACTCTGCAGAAACTGATGGTCACTTTGCTCAATACACTGGTTCGCATGTATTCATTACTGGTATCTGGTGGGGTCTAAAGAAAGACAAACAGTTAGACATAACTAGAATTCTTAATGCTGGCAGTGGTTTAGTGCACAGCCACTACTACCTAATTAACACTGGACAGTATGAGTTCGACCACCACGGTTTTGCTGATCGAATTTATGCAGACAAAGATCTAAGATTTACTTTCGACGGTCCAGGTCACTGTATTCTTAAACTAAGAAAAATTGGATGGAATCCAAAAGTTGAAACTGCTAACTTTGGTATTTACGATAACGAGACTGTAGTAGGAAGTTAATAATGATAGAATCAAGAACAGCTTTAGCCGATACATTCTTTATGTTCAATAAAGCTCAGTCATATCACTGGAACGTTGAGGGTATGTTCTTTCCTCAACTACATGGATTCTTTGGAGATCTTTACTCTGAGGTCTATGGTGCAGTTGATCCACTAGCTGAACAGATTCGTGCGATGGGTGAATATGCACCTAGAAGCATAGAAGAAATGTACGAAGACAAAACCGTAGATTGCAAAAATCTAGCCAAGACTGCTAAAGCTATGGTATCTGACCTCTCTGATACTAATGAGCAAGTACTGGTTAGCCTAAATATATTATTCAAGAAGTTGGAACAACTTGGCGAACAAGGTTTTTTAGACTTTGTCGCCTCTAGAATAGATGCACATAAGAAACATGGATGGATGTTGAAGTCTATCCTTAAAGATGGGGAATAAAATGCAATTCAAATCATTTGTAGAAGCATTAAAAGGTAAGCAACATAAGATCGATAAAAATAAAAACGGTCAGATTGATGCTCAAGACTTTAAGATGCTTCGTAAAGAAGACACTGAGCCAACCGATGAATCATATGATTTTAATCGTGCAGCTATAGCTAAACAACGTCTACAAAACGTACGCCATTCTGGTCGTAAGGTTCGTGGTGCTTCAGTAGCTAACTTAATGCGTGCTGCTGGTATCCGTGAAGAAGAAATGGACGAACAAGATCTAGATCAACTAGATGAAGTTTTAGGTGCTGACGCTAAAGCATCTGATTGGATTAGTGATTTCGTTCACTCTACCAATCCAAAGTTCGAAGGTAAGACTAAAAAAGAGCGTATCAAAATGGCTCTTGGTGCTTACTACAATACACAAAAGAACAAAGATGGCGTAAGCGAAGCAGTTTCTAATACTGGACCAGTAAAAGTTAAGGTTCAAGTAGCTGGTGATGAACCACACGAAGAAAAGTGGGAAAACGCTAAGAAGAAAACTGTTAAAGAAGAGTTTGACGAAGACGGTAACATTACATACGGTAAAGTAACATTCACAGACTTCGTTGAATCTCTTATGGAAGGTCGTGCCCAGTATATGGTTAAAGCAACCCACAAAGATACTGGTCGTGTTAAAGTCACCACATATGTTGCAGACAAAGATGAATCAGAGCACAGCGTTCGTTCTCGTGCAGAACGTGAACACAAACCATCTGGTTATCAAGTAGATAGCATTCGTCGTAAAGACATTGAAGCACATGGTGAAGGTGACGAAGAAGAAACAAGTTCAACAACTCAAAAACGAGGTCGTGGTAGACCAGCTGGCTCAAAGTCTGGTGCTCGTGGACCTAGAATCAAATAAATCAAGGAGATAAAAATGTCACTATGGTCAAACACAGACGCTACAGCAAGCGAACCAAAGAACCTAACTTCTGCAGAGAAGGATACAGTTTTCGGTTTAGACGTTGCAGAAGCTCAAACAGCAGAAAACCAAGCTAAGGGTTTAAATACTCCTTACACAGATGCTCAAGGCAACACTCGCCACAAGTCAGAAGTTCTAGTTGCTATTTCAACTATTACTCTAGACAACGATACAATCGCTCCTGAGATCACTATTGGTACTCAACCAGCGAACCAATCTGTTACTGCTCCAGCAGCAGCGACATTCAGTGTTGTAGCTACTCGCACTGGTTCTGGTTCTCTAACATACCAATGGCAGATTCAACAAGAAGGTGCTGGCGCATGGGCTGACATCTCTGGTGCAACTAGCGCAAGCTACACAACTGGTGCAACAGCAACTGGTGACGGTGCTGGCGCAACAGACGGTGATAAGTACCGTGTTGTAGTTTCTCTAGCAGGTGCAGAGTCTGTAACTTCTAGCGCAGCAACTCTAACTGTAGCCTAATAAATAAAGTATGAGAGGGGAGGTTGGCTCCCCTCACTTATGTGAGATGTTATGTTAAGTGAGAAGTTAAACGAAAATAACTTTGTTCTTTATGCGATGCACCACTACGATAATCCGCAGTGTCACAGCGTGCAAGAGTTCGAAGAAGACCTGAAGAAGTTTTTGTATCTAAAGAAACTTATTTCAAGATACAAAAACAAAAGTGAATTGAGGGAGCGTTTAATTCTTAATCACATAATCGTTCTTTATAATATTTTTGGTGAAGCAGCAACACGAATGTTGTTTTATAAAATAGATGAATCTTGCTGGGATATACTGACAACTTTCTTAGTATACCTCAACCGCATGCCAGATTCAATTCCAGAATTCAATATTGTTTTGTCTGATGTAACATTAGATGAAACCCTCGTAAATACTTTGAGGAAAATATGAGTCGTATCGTAGACAACGTAATAGCTTACAAAATCCTAAGAATGTTGGTCACACCATTTGATCAAACAGACGCATTCAAGCTGGGTATCATCGATGCCAAGGGTAAGACATTACGCAAAACTAGTACTCTGAGCACTCCTCAAGAGCGTGAATCATTCACATACCTGAATCGTTTGGTGTTCAATATGAAAAAGATCATCAACCGTCTTCCAGGTGGCGAAAGTAAGATGAAGTCACTGGTTGCAGCACTTTGGTTAGTCAAAGAATACTACCAATCTGGAGACCGCTCAACTACATTAATGCAAGAAAAATTTGTCTCTCTTCTAAAAGTGATGGATAATAGAGTGTCCTTGGTTGAAGAAGAGATTATTGTTAATAAATTCCTTAGTGAAGATGTTGCTAATGTCACTGGTGCTGCTGTCTCTACAGACGAACCAAAGATTAGTTCTAATGCTGCAAAGAAGTATAAGAAAGGCAACGGTACAGTCGTCACTGGAATGACTCGTCGTTCTATGGTGAAGTGATATGTGGCTACTAGCATTCCTACCAGATGCTCTTTTATCGTTTGTAGTTAATATCACACTTATTGCTGGTGTCTTAGGATTCGCAGCATCATTCTTTTTCGGTTATGTGGTTAGATATCTACCACAACTGATGCCTTATCGTATGATAATCCAAGTTGTTAGTATTGTATTACTAGTGGCTGGTGTTTACTTTAAGGGTGGTCAGGCATCTGAGATGCGTTGGCGTGAAAAGGTACGTGAGCTAGAAGCACAAGTTGCCAAAGCTGAAGAAAAGTCTAAAGAAGTTAATGAACAGATTAAAACTGTTTATGTTGACAAAGTAAAAGTTGTCAAAGAACAACAAGTGGTTGTTCAAGAAAAGATAAAAACCGTTGAGGTGAAGATAGACTCTCAGTGTAAGATTACTGCAGAGACTTTGGATATTATTAATGATGCAGCCAGAGGGGTGAAGAAGTGAAGAAACTTGCTGTCATTATTCCTCTGCTATTGTTAGTTGGTTGCACAGCTACACCAGTAAAAAGAAACTTTCCAGAGGTTCCAAAAGAACTTGTGGAGTCATGCCCAGATCTAAAGACTGTTGAGACTACTGAAAAGTTGTCTGACGTTCTTAAGGTCGTTGTTGATAACTACGGACAGTATCATGAATGTAGAATCAAAGTTGATGCATGGAATGAGTGGTATAAAACTCAAAAGCAAATCTTTGATAGTGTTAAGTGATGCACCAAGAAGTCGAACTAAACAAAACATGTATTGAGAGGCTGTCCGTGGACCAAGAAAGAATTGCAAAATTGGAAACTAAGGTTGAATCCATTCAAGAGGACGTAAGAGAAGTGCGAGACGATATTAAAGAACTCCATTCTCGCATCACCACTCAAACAAGGGAGATTGTCGAGAAGATGGACGATATGCAAACCCGTATCGAACATAAGATGAATGCAAGTGCTGTTGCATCAAAGCAACAACATGAAGAAATTCAAAAAGCGTTGCAAGAAGACATCAAGGCTCTTGACAAAGATGTCAAGGGTGTTTCTGACCGAGTCGATGTTCTTGAAAGATGGCGTTGGATGATTGTTGGCGGTGCAATTGTTTTAGGTTACATTATTGGTCACTTAGAAATATTCTCAACAGTATTCGGTACAAAATAAAACTTGCTTTATAATGTAACATAGGGTATAATTATACTCTATGCGTGGAGATTTGTAATGTTATTCATTGATGTTAAGTACACCAACATGCTTGGTAGTCGCTTACGAAATTTCAAACAAAAGAATGATTATCTCTGGAACTATTCGTGTCCAGTGTGTGGTGACTCATCTAAAAATAAATTGAAAGCACGTGGTTACATCTATCGTGCCAAACAAGACTTATTTTGCAAGTGTCACAACTGCGGTCACTCGACCAACATCGGTAATCTTATCAAATATGTAGACACTAACTTGTACGACGAGTATGTACTCGAACGCTACAAGGCTGGTGCTACAAAATACAATTCCCACAAAGACGTAGCACCAATGATTCCTGAGCCAAAGGTTGTGGAACTATTGGAAGACGATATTCTTGAACCACTCAAGCGTTTAGATAAGCTAGATATAACTCACCCTGCAGTTAAGTATGTGGTCGATCGTAAGATTCCTCGAAACAAATGGCACTTGTTGTACTTTGCTCCGAAGTTTAAAACATTCACCAATACGGTTACACCAAAGTTCGTTGAGCCAGTAGAAAGTGAACATCCAAGGATGATTATTCCATACTTCACTAGAGCAGGTAAATGTTTTGCTTATCAAGCACGTGCTTATGGTAAAGAGGATCCTAAGTATTATACCATCAAGGTCGATGAGACAGAAGAAAAGATCTATGGTTTAGATCGTGTTGACTTTGGCAAACGTATCTATGTTGTCGAAGGTCCAATTGATAGTCTTTTCTTACCAAATGGTATTGCTGTCTCTGGTTCTAGCTTTGATACGCCTACCATCCGTCAGTTGCTTGCTAATGCAACAATTGTAATGGATAACGAGCCTAGAAATCGAGAGATCGTCAAGCAATTAGAAAAATATATCGAGTTAGGTTATTCTGTTTGTATGTTTCCTACCACTGTACAACAGAAAGATATCAATGAGATGGTTTTAGAAGGTGGTCTGTCACCAGAAGAAATTGTAGAATTGATAAATACAAACACCTATAGTGGTATGGAAGCGAAATTGAAATTCAGTACATGGAGAAAAGTGTGAAAGTAAAATTGATTAGTTATAGCAAGCCCTCTCGTGAGATGTATGATGAGGGTCTAACGGATGCTCAAGAACTTATTGCATTCTGTGCAAGAGTTTCTAACCCATCCAACCAATTTAATATGGAAACAGCGGACAAGTTAATCCGCTATTTGATCAAACACAAACACTGGTCACCACTTGAAATGGTTAGTGCATGTCTTGAGATTGAAACAACTCGAGATATCGCTCGCCAGATTTTGCGCCACCGTTCATTCTCATTCCAAGAGTTCTCTCAGCGTTATGCTGACCCTACAAAGGATCTCTCATTCGCCTTGCGTGAAGCAAGATTACAAGACGAAAAGAATCGTCAAAATAGTATTGAGATGGAACCAACTATTGGTAATGCGATGATTCACGATGAGTGGAAGCAACGTCAAATTGATCTTATTAATAAAGTAAAAGAAACATATGATTGGGCAGTTAGTAAAGGAATTGCCAAAGAACAAGCACGTGCTGTTCTACCAGAAGGATTGACAGTGTCACGAATGTATATGAATGGTACACTACGTTCATGGATTCACTTCATCGATCTTCGTTCTGGTAATGGTACACAAAAAGAACACATGGAAGTTGCACGTGAATGCGCAAGAATTATTGCAGAAGCATTCCCGATGGCGACTGAATTTGTAAATCAATAATAAAAATTGGAGTAACAATTATGGACGATGTCGTGCATGGCATTAGGGTAGACTATTCTCGTGATAGTCTGTTTGACGCATTAGGTTTGGTTAGATTAAAAGAAAGTTACATGCGAGATGAAGAAAAATCGCCACAAGAACGATTCGCATACGTTAGCAGCAAATTTGGTTCAAATCCAGAGCACGCACAACGACTATACAATCATTCCAGCAAGCACTGGCTTAGTTACTCAACACCTATTCTCTCATTCGGGAGAAGTAAACGAGGACTGCCTATCTCTTGCTTTCTTAACTACATTGAAGACACAGCGGAGGGTTTAGTTGATAATCTTAGTGAAACTAATTGGCTTTCTATGCTTGGTGGCGGTGTGGGCATTGGCTTTGGTATTCGTTCTGCGGATGACAAGAGTACTGGTGTTATGCCACACCTCAAAATTTACGATGCGTCGAGTCTTGCATATCGTCAAGGTCGTACTCGTCGTGGCAGTTATGCTGCTTATCTCGACATTAGCCATCCAGATATTATTTCTTTCTTAGAGATGCGTAAGCCAACAGGCGACCAAAACATGCGTTGCTTGAACTTACACCACGGCATCAATATTCCAGATTCATTCATGGAAATCATTGAGCGTTGTATGATTGATTCTGAAGCAGATGATTCATGGGACTTAATTGACCCAGCTTCTAATGAGGTTCGTGAGACTGTGTCGGCTAAAGAGTTATGGATGCGTATCCTTGAGATGCGTATGCAAACTGGTGAACCATACATTCACTACATTGATGAGTCTAATCGTCAGTTACCACAGTGGCTAAAGGACAAAGGACTTCGTGTTCATCAGTCTAATCTTTGCTCTGAAATCATCCTACCAACCAACGAAGAACGTACAGCTGTTTGCTGCTTGTCTTCATTGAACCTTGAATACTATGATGAGTGGAAAAACGATCCTACTTTCCTTGCTGATGTTGCAGAAATGCTTGACAATGTTCTTCAGCATTTTATTGATAATGCACCTACCTCAATCGAAAGAGCAAAATACTCCGCCATGCGTGAACGCTCAATCGGGATCGGTGCGTTGGGTTGGCATGCCCTCTTGCAAAAGAAGCACATCCCATGGGAATCAAGCATGGCAGTCGGACTCAATAAAACAATCTTTGCGGGTATAAGAAAGAAACTAGATGAAGCCAATAAAAAACTTGGTGCCGAGCGAGGTGAAGCTCCTGATGCGATTGGCACTGGAAATCGCTTTAGTCACCTCATGGCTATTGCTCCCAATGCTTCTTCTTCCATTCTCATGGGCAATACTAGTCCTAGCATTGAACCTTATCGTGCCAATGCGTATCGTCAAGATACTCTCTCAGGTTCGCACCTGAATAAGAATAAGTATCTTGATGTAGTGATCCAGAAAGAAGCTGAGAAACATAATGAAGGATGGTCTGACGAAGTTTGGCGTAGTATTATTGCGAATGATGGAAGCGTTCAGCACCTTGATTGGATGGACGACTGGACAAAAGACGTGTTCAAGACTTCTATGGAGATTGACCAGCGTTGGGTGGTCCAGCATGCAGCTGACCGACAAGAGTACATCGACCAAGCGCAATCGCTGAACGTATTCTTCCGACCAGATTCACATATCAAATATATCCATGCAGTACACTTCATGGCTTGGAAATCAAAGCTGAAGACTATGTACTACTGTCGTTCTGACAAGATCGCAAAAGCAGACAAAGTTGCTAAGAAGATCGAACGTGAAGTGATTAAAGAAATTAACTTACACGATCTAGCACAAGGCAACGAGTGTCTAGCATGCGAGGGATAAATGAAACTAGATGCATACGAAATTTCTGATAAAATAAAGAAGTATTGGTGTGCGCTGTACCCCAAGAACAGCGGTGAACTTCTAAAAACAAAAACCAGAGTTATGGTGGTTGTTAATACAAGTGAAGGACTCCGTGAAGTTGTTGGGGTACATATTGTTGATGATAAAATACAGTTGGAGTTAGATAATGAGTGAAATGGAAAACAGAGAGATTATCACTCTCTTTCCTACGTTGCTATTCAAGAGTAAAGTTAGTGATGTAGAGTTTATTAATAATCTAGAACGTAAAGCTAGAATGTTAAAGACTCTTGGCAAGGGGCACTTTGAACACAAGAACTTTGTATCAGCTGATAATCTTCAAACAAATGAAGATTTTAAACCATTGGCAGATCTTGTTATGAAGGAGTCTGAGTCTATCTTAGATTTTTACAGTGTTGTTCGAACAAGTCACTATATTTCAAATATGTGGTGTAATGTAACAAACCCAAATCACCGCCACCCTGTTCACATTCACCCAAACTGTTATATGTCTGGTATTATCTACCTGACTGCTCCAGAAAAATGTGGTATGACAGCATTCTCTGACCCAAGACCATCAGCCAGAGTATTTGAACCCAACTATAGTAGAATGAACGAAACCAATGCAGGGTTGTTTCGCCATCAACCAGAGCGTGGTGTAATGTTGTTCTGGCCAAGTTGGTTACCTCATGGTGTTGATATTGGATTCAATGACACCAAACAAGATAGAATAGTAGTGGCATTTAATATTATGATCAAGGGTGAAATCAAAACACCTACAGCATCGTTAGTACTATAAGGAAAATAAAAATGATTAAAAAGACAAGCAGACTTACGGACGAGCGAAATCACTTTAAACCGTTCAACTATCCATGGGCGTATGAAGCATGGTTGAAGCACGAACAAGCACATTGGCTACACACAGAAGTACCAATGGCTGAAGACGTTAAAGATTGGAAGAAGAAACTAACCAAGGAAGAAAAAGAATTCTTGACAAACATCTTCCGTTTCTTTACACAAGGTGATATTGACGTAGCTGGTGGATATGTTAAGAACTATCTACCACACTTTCCACAACCAGAAGTGCGCATGATGTTGATGGGTTTCGCAGCACGTGAAGCACTACACATCGCTGCATATTCTCACTTGATTGAGACACTTGGTTTACCAGAAACTACTTACAACCAGTTTCTTGAATACCAAGAGATGCGTGACAAGCATGATTATGTTCTAGATATTAGTTCTAAGAATGGAACAATCGAGTCTACTGCTACACACATCGCTGTGTTCTCTGCATTCACTGAAGGTATGCAGTTGTTCTCCAGCTTCATTATGCTTTTAAACTTCCCACGTCATGGTATGATGAAGGGTATGGGACAGATTGTTACTTGGTCTATTGTTGATGAAACAATGCACGCTGAGAACATGATGCGCCTATTCAAAGAGTACATCAAAGAAAATCCAGAAATTTGGAATGATGAACTAAAAGGTAAGATTTACACAATCGCTGAACGAATGGTAGAACTTGAAGACAAGTTTATTGATCTTTGCGGTGAAGCACGTGACTTGAAGAAAGAAGATGTCAAGACCTACATTCGCTATATCGCAGATCGTCGTCTGATCGGTCTAGGTATGAAAGGTATCTTCAAAGTCAAGAAGAATCCGTTACCATGGGTTGAAGAAATGATCAATGCACCTGTTCACGGCAACTTCTTCGAGAATCGTGTTACTGACTACGCTAAGGGTGCACTGTCTGGTTCTTGGGATGATGTATGGGGCAAAGCAGCTTAAAAAATGTAATAAGACCATTGTTGATAGACGATGGTCTTAGTGATTCTATCAAACGTTTTGTTAAAGACGAAGGTAAGTTATTCAAAACAAACCCAGCTGGATTAGGCAGAAAATTCTGTAATCTAAATAAGCTGGATCACGAACTCAGCAAACAAGTTCGTGAGTTTTCTGAACACTGCTATAATACACTTGGTCTAGTTCCATCTGAAGAAGAACATCTTTACGGTAACTTTATCGGTGTCAACTCTGGCGGTGCTTTTGTTCATACACATACCGACCCAAGAAAGACTGACAAGATACATGTTAGATTAAATTTCTTGATACAAAAACCAAATGGTGGTGGTATGCCAGTTATAGATGGTATCACATACACTGTTGAACAAGGACAATGCTGGATTAACCTAGCATCTGAGTGGAAACATGGATCCACTCCAGTTGTTGGGAGTACACCTAGAATAGTACTAAGTCTTGGCAGATACGTAGATAGAAAATTATTAGAGGATTAAAATGGCAACAAAACATTTTGAATGTGCTGAATGTGGCGCAAGAGGAAAGATTATCTTAAGATCCGAACATGAGGTAGAAGAATGTGTATACTGCCCAGTTTGTTCTGCAGATATCTACGAAGAAGAAGATCTAGAAGATGAGGAATAAATAGTCTGTTACTTTGTTTCAGACTATTATGACTTGGTTATATAAAGAATCTTTAATTGAATCACTACCCGAAGACTGCGTTGGTTTCGTGTACCTTATCACTAACCTGACTAACAACAGGAAATATGTAGGTAAGAAACTGGCTAAGTTTTCTAAAACTACAACTAAAACCGTTACACTAAAGAACGGTACTAAGAAAAAGAAGAAGATCCGTAGTAAGATCGACTCTGACTGGTTAGACTACTATGGTTCTTCTATAGAACTAAATAAAGATGTAGAATCTCTCGGTAAAGACAACTTTACACGAGAGATTTTGTTCTTCTGTAAGTCAAAAGCTGAGTGTTCATACATCGAAGCACGAGAGCAGTTTGTCAGAAGAGTATTGGAATCGACTGAGTACTACAATAATAACATTATGTGTCGTATCCACGGTTCTCATATTTTAGGAAAACTATGACGTATCTATTATTCGCAGTTGCACTATCGCTGTCAGCCATCGCTGCTTATTATGCAGTCGCTGGTCTAGTAGCCATCTTTGCTGCAGCTGCAATCCCGATTGCCATTATGGGTTCTTTGCTAGAAGCATCGAAACTTGTAGTAGCATCATGGCTTTATAGAAATTGGAAAGCTATTCCAAGACTACTAAAGACATACTTTACCATCGCCCTAGTAGTCTTGATGTTACTCACATCAATGGGTATCTTTGGCTTCTTATCAAAAGCACACCTTGACCAAGCAGTACCAACAGGTGATGTTGCAGCTAAGCTGACTCTAATTGATGAGAAAATTAAAACTGAAAAGGAAAATTTAAATGCAAGTCGTCAAGAACTTTCTCAACTGGATCTCCAAGTTAATGAAACCATCTCCAGAAGTAGTGGCACCGACGCCACAGGAGATAAAGGTGCAAGAGGCATTGAACGTTCCATTGCAATCAGAAAATCCCAGCAAAAAGACCGTAACAGAATCCTCAAAGAAATCGGAGACTCCCAAGCCAAAATCGCAACCCTCCAAGAAGAACGTGCGCCAATCGCCTCAGAAGTCCGTAAAGTCGAAGCCGAAGTCGGACCAATCAAGTACATCGCAGCCCTCATCTACGAAGAAAGTGCCAGTGAAGAAGTACTTGAAAAAGCCGTAAGATTCGTCACTATTCTTATCGTTATGGTATTCGATCCGTTAGCAGTGTTAATGTTAATTGCTGCTAACTGGAATCTAAAACATGCTCATACACCAAGATGGAACTCTTTCTTTAGGAAAGAGCCATCTGTTTCTTTTCCAGATAAAGAAAATATTGTAGAAACACCTGAAACTAAAGAAATTGTTGTAGAAGATAACATTTTATTAGAAGATGAGCCACAGGTAACAGAAAGTGTTGACTCGGAGATACCAGAAATCTCTGTTGAAGAACACACAAAGGACTGGGAACCTAACTTGTTCGATCGTGTCGAACCTAAGAAAGAAGTTGGTCGTTATATGGCAGAAACTGGTAAGAAACCACCAAAAGTTCAGTCATTCTTGTCTAAAGTCCAGACACTATTCACCCAATCTCCAAAAACAATCGAAAAAGAAGTCGAGGATTTGCAAGATAAGAAGTCCTAAATACTAGTGTCCGATAAAAATAACAATATGGATACAGTATGCAAGAGTTTTTTAAACTTGTAGCCGACGTTGGCTTCCCTATCGCTGCAGCATGTGCTGCAGGATATTTCGTTTTCCTAACGTTAAAGTTCATCTTAGCTGGAGTCACAGGCTCCGTCAGCGGAATGAAGAACATCATTTCAGCACTCGATAAACGTGTTGCTGCGATGAATCATGACGTGATTCGTATCGATACCAAAGTATCTCATGCTTTAGGTATTCCCCCTGACTTAGACCGTATTGCTCGTGCCGAGCAAAGTGATGCAAGGAGAGATTAACATGACAATGTTTGTAGATTATGTCTTTGATGTGCTTGATAATGGCACTATTATAATGGACAAAGAATTAGACGCCAAGAAACTTGGTGTAAAGAATGGCGACAAATATGTTGTAAACGTTACGTTTGACGGAAGAATTGTCTTCCAGAGAGTACAGGAAAATGGGCGAGATAGCGGAACTAATCAATAAATATGGTTTCCCTATCGTAGCTGCAGGTGGGTTGGGATATTTTGTATACTATGTTTGGCAATGGGTTACTAACGAAATCAAACCCGTAACAGGTGAGGCTAGTAAGACTCTGGTCGATCTTATTGATCGAATTAGAATGTTGGATAATGACCTTATCCGTTTGAACCAGAAGGTGAATGTTATCTTGTCGTTAAGAGAAAAGGGCGAAATGCCCGAAGATAACAAAAAGGGTCTAGAAGATGTTAAAGCATCTCTCAAGAAAATACCTCCTGGTTCTGCTGATCACAATTTCAAACAATAGTTATGCAGCAGAACTGGTTCATCAATTTGTGTCCCCAGCTTTCAATGGGCAGGGATACTCATCTCACGTTCTGACAATCGAGCAGATTGAAAGTCAACGTAAACAAAAATTAAAAGACGAAGCAAAAGCTGCAGCTGATAAAGCTGAACGTGACGCAAAGAGCACAAACCTAGCTAAGTTTCTCGTCAACGTAGAGTCTAGAATCTACGCACAGTTATCTAAGCAGTTGGCAGACGCAATGTTTGCCGATGGTGGCAACAGTGGCACCATGGATTTCCAAGGAACAAATATCTCTTGGGTCAAAACTGCTAGTGATGTAACCCTAACAATAACAGAAGCTAATGGCAACAGAACAGATATAACTGTGCCGATAGCATCGTTCGCATTCTAATATGAAGTACGTAATCCTAACACTATTCGTACTTCTTAGTGGTTGTGCACACGTAGAGATGGAATTTGGTAAAGAAGAACCAAAGTTAATCGCTAAACAAGCCCACCAAGATAGAATCCCAGAACTAGATGGTCCACTAATACCCATAGCTGTTTATGGTTTTGCGGACAAGACTGGTCAAAAGAAACCAAATGATAAGTTGGCACTGTTTTCTACAGCAGTGACACAAGGTGCTGAAGTCTTTTTAATTAAAGCACTTCAAGACTCAAAAGGATGGTTTAAGGTTGTTGAGAGAGTAGGACTTGACAATCTGGTGAAAGAAAGACAGCTGATTCGTAATCAGCGTGAAGTGTACGAAGGGAAAGAAGCTAAACCACTAAAACCGTTAACTGTAGCTGGTGTGATGATCGAAGGTGGAATTATCGGCTATGATAGTAACATTCGTTCTGGTGGCAATGGTGCTCGTTTCCTTGGTATTGGTTCATCTACTCAATATCGTGTTGATGAAGTTGTTATTTCACTAAGACTTATTAGTGTAAACTCAGGTGAAGTGTTAATGACTAATGCTGTATCTAAAACAATATACAGCACTGCACATAGTCTCGGTGTTCTTAGATTCGTAGATGCAGGAACTTCTGCTCTTGAACTTGAGAACGGTGCAGCACTGAATGAACCTACAACATATGCTGTTCGTGTAGCAGTTGAACAAGCAGTATATGAAATGATTATTGATGGAGAAAAACGAGGACTTTGGAAATTCAAAAAGAAAGAAGGTAATCAATGAAGTTAAAAGCAATCGTCTTTGTTATGGCGGTGCTTGTAATTCATCATGTTTCAGCAAATGAAATTTATATTGAGCAAGTTGGTGATAGTTCAACTATCACTATTACACAACAAGGTACTGGTAATACTATCGGTGACTCTTCTGCTCTAGCATATATTGGAAGCGGATCAAACACAGTTAGTGTTGATCAGATAGGTAGTTCTAACCAATTAGCGATGGTCGTTAATGGTGCAGCTACTAACGTTGTAGTAGAAACTACTGGAAGTGGTAACGTACAGTCTATCACTTGCGGATCTAGCACTTCTGCTACATGCGGTGGTTCTGTCATTAAGCAGATCGTTACTGGTGACGACAACACCATTACACAAGCACTGGGAACTGGTGCTAACCACAATAGCGAAATTAACGTGGTTGGTAGTACAAACACTATCACTCACACTAGCACAAGCACTGGTGCTAGTACTGTAAATATTACTGCAACAGGCGACTTGAATAATATCGGGGTAACTCAAAGTGGAACTACAGCCCAAACTATCACAGTTAATACAACTGGTAGTAGTAACAACCTTACTATTGTACAGTCCAACTAATTGGGCTGGAGTAGGTAAGGTAGCAGAACTAACAGGTCCAGCTGAGATAGTTCGCAACAAGGCTTCTATCCCATCAAAGGTAGGGTCTGGTGTTGAAATGAATGATGTTGTCGTTACGGCAAAGGCTAAGGCTAAACTGCTGTTTGATGACGACACAACTGTCAATATAACAGAACAAAGTAAACTTGTTATAGATGACTTTGTATATGATCCAAAGAAAGGGTCTGGTAAACTAGCTATGAAGGTTGTTCTTGGAACAGCAAGATACGCAAGTGGACAGATAGCAAAAAGTAATCCGCAAAATGTGAATGTTCAGACCCCTACTGCTACTGTTGCAGTTAGGGGTACTGACTTTTCTATGACAGTTGATGAGTTGGGTCGTAGTCTAATTATGCTACTACCGTCTTGTGATAAGAAAAGCTGCGTAACAGGTGCGATCGAAGTTTCTACAGATGCTGGTTCTGTTTTCATGGACACAGCATATCAAACAACACTGGTAGCTTCTAGAAATACTCTACCGTCTAAACCAGTAGTTGTAGTTGTTGATCCAGCAAACATCAATAACTTATTAATCATCTCCCCACCAAAACCACAAGAAGAAGAAAAGATGTCTCAGTCTAATAATGCACTGGACGTAAACTTCTTAAACCAAGATTTTCTTAAGAACTTTTTAGACGAAGACGTTCTTAAATATGACACATTAGGTTTCAATGAATTAGATTTTAACCTATTACCCAACGTGTTAGACCAAGTTAATGCAGCACTGTCTTCTAGCCAAGAAGTGCTAGCTGAACAGAATACAATGCTTCCAGGATACAATGCTCTATCTGGTCTAGTGTATGGCGTAGACGATAACGATAGATTGGTATTAACCAAAGGTGGTTCTCATGTGGCTCAAGTTGTAGTACATAAAGACGCTAGTGTAATGATAAATATAAACCAGGATGGGTCAGCTTTGACTCAACAGGTTAACAAGGGTGGTAGTACTACCATAACTATAATACAAAAATGAAAAAACTTTTATCACCGTGGATGGCTCTTCTAACACTAGTATTGATGTTATCCATTCGAGTCGCAGACCCTTCGTTTGTTGAGTCTGTTCGTCTTCGTTATTTCGATCAACTAATAACAAGTAAAGGCACAACAGTATCTGAGCAGGTACATGTTGTGAATATCGACGATGCCTATATTCGACAAAAAGGACAATTCCCGTTCCCTCGTGGACAATATGCCTCCCTCATTGCTGATTTGTATAATGCTGGTGCTGGGTTGGTTGTCTTTAACATCTATATGCCTGAGCGTGATCGCTTTGGTCAAGATTCTCAACTAGCGTCTTTAATGAAGGAAGTTCCAGTGGTTCTTCCTCAAACCGCACTATCTGCAGAAGAATCATTTTTAACAGATCAGTATTTACCATTTCGTCCAGGTGTTTCTGTAGTTGGTGGTGATACTCAATCTACAGGAGTGAAGTATGGTAATATCCAACCTAACATTAAAGAGTTTAATAACAATGCTGCTGGTATTGGTATTGTTAACACCTTACCAGAAATTGATGGCGTCACCAGACGAGTACCAATGGTTATCAACTCAAAGGGTCAGTTGTATCCAAGCATCAGTCTTGAAACACTGCGAGTTGCAGCAGGAGATCCATCCTTCCAAGTTAAAGTCAACGAAGGAGCAATCGAAGCAGTACGTATTCCACAATTTGGAAAAATCACTACCGATGAACTCGGTAGAATTTGGGTGGATGGGACACGTAGACCAATTGAACATAGTGCAACCAAGTTACCCAAAAACTTCAATGGTGGAATCGTCATCGTTGGTCTCACTGCCAAAGGTCTTAATAATCCAGTCGCTACATCATCAGGATCAGTCTATCCGCATTACTTACAAGCAGCAGTTCTAGACACAGTTGTTTCTGGCACCAACATAAGTCGTCCTTGGTGGGCTGATTTCGCTGAGTTGGTGTTCATGGTAGTGGCAGTAGTTCTTTCAATCTATCTAACAAGGTTCAAACATGGATACATCTTTGCAATCGCTCTGGGATTCTTCGCCTATTGGACTGGTTTCCAACTCTTTATTCGATCAGCTTATTTACTTGATGCTGTCTTCCCGATACTTACCATTGGGATATGCAGCTTCCATGGATACGTTGTCAAGTTCCTTGTCGAGTTGCGTGCGAAACTCCAAATCAAAAAACAATTTGGTGGATATGTTTCCCCAGTCATTGTTAACCAACTGGCAGAAGATCCTGAAGGTGCAGCCGAACGTCTAAAAGGCGAAAAGCGTGAGTTGTCTATCGTTATGACAGACTTACGTGGATTCACTACACTAGGTGAGTCATTCGGTGCAGATGTACAAGGTTTAACTAATGTTATGAATCGTTACATGGACGCACTATCAAGACCAGTTATTAAGAACGGTGGTTGTATTATCAAGTTTATCGGTGATGCTTCTCTACACGTACACAATGCACCAATAGATGATAGTGAGCATGCTGTTAATGCAGTTGGTACTGCTCTTGAGATGATTCAAGCTATTGAGGAATTCAACAAAGAACTTCAAGCAGAAGGTCGCCCACCAGTAGGTATGGGTGCTGGTGTCAATACTGGTCCAACGTTAATTGGTAACATTGGTGCCAACGATCGTTATGGTTATGATGTGTTAGGTGATTCTGTATCGACAGCTGCACGTTTAGAAGGTCAGACAAAATCATACGGTGTGTTGTTGATTATTGGTCCAGAAACTGCAGAATTAGTTAAACATAAATACGATGTAGTCGAACTAGATTGTATCGCTGTTAAGGGTAAAACAATAGGTCTAAAGATTTATACAATTGCTCCGAACAACGAACTACATGAACAGTGGCTTGAACATTACTATGCTGGTGATTGGGACAAAGCGTTAAAACTTGTTCCACAACTAAAGAATGTCACTCCTGAATTAGAACATTATTACGATAACATGAGTGAAAGACTTAACAAAGGTGTTCCATCTAATTGGGATGGAACTTATCATGCAACTAGCAAGTAAGGTTAAACAATGCACAAAGGCGACAAGAGTTTACTTTGGCTTGTAGCTGGTTTATTAGTTTTGCCTATCGTATTCGCATACTTTAGTCATGACAGATATCGCTATCCATGCCAAGACCCAGCAAATTGGGATAAAGAATTTTGCAAAATGCCAATCTGTGATGTGAACAGAACATGTCCTGAACACATCTTCAAAGGGCAACGTGATCCACGTCTTGGACCACCAACCGATCAACCATCTACTGGTGTTAAACCAGTAGCTTCACAAGGAGTTAGCTGTGGAAAGTAATATGTACACAGAAGAGCAGTTAATGGCTCGTCTGAAGTTCTTCATTGGTATTTGTCTATCATTTACCCTTGTTGGTATTGTGTTCGTTGTCTTGTATTCTATCATCTTCGTTACACAACCACTTAATGCAATTTCTCCTATCGATCAGAAGTTCTTTGAGTTGATTGTTCCTATCGCTACGTTCCTGACTGGTACTCTATCAGGTATCATGTTAAGTGGTGGAGATAAAGATGCGCAACGAGAAGCAATGAAAGCTGCAAACGCTGGATGGAGCAAGCCACCAACTCCACCTGCTCCATCACCAACTGCACCAAGACCTATGGGAATGGGTGCACCAATGGGTATGGGTATGCCAGCACCGAGAGCTATGCCGATGGGTATGGGTTTTGGAGCAGAACCACAATATGAGTTGGATCCTTCTGACCCACAAACTCGTAACACTCGAAACGACTAAGTAAGTACTCGCTTACTCTAAACCCCTGTATCCACAGGGGTTTTTTCATTCCAGAAAGTGCTTGTCTTTAATTGCAACTTAGTGTATAATAGTGGTATGAAAATTGAAAAGGAGTGTGTATGGGTAAGCTGAAAGAACTTTTGCAAGACATTGAAGAAGTGAACACCGAACTTGCACTTCTTGCAGAAGATGAACGTGAGGCTAAGATTCAAGAAATTTTCGAAGAAATTCTAAGTGACTATGAATTGCAGCGTCAATATGAGGCACTAGCTCATGCACGTGATTTGGAAGACTTTTCTCCCTTTGACACTGTAAATTCGTGAGGATAATTTGAACAAAACCGAAACTGAGATTATGGATATTGCGCAAGAAGAATGCGCAGAAGTTATTCAAGCAATTAGTAAAGTCCGTCGATTTAGTTTCGATGAGGTTTATAACGGTAAAAGTAATCGTGAACATCTTGAAGAAGAAATTGGTGATTTACAATGTATGTTCCAGTTGATGGAAGAAAAAGGATTGATTGATTGGACTCGTGTTTCTTTGTATGCTCAAAAGAAACGTGAGAAATTAAAGACTTGGAGTAATATAACATGACTATTCGTTGGATTGAAAATTGTAGCATGAGCGATATTCATCTTGGTCACCACAGTGACCTTGGAGAGAATGTCATGCTCATTCGTATTCAGGATCCTGCTACAGAATTCAAACCTACAAAATACAAATTCAAAGAAGTTTATTGTTTCGAGTTTCTCGACGCAGAAGATGAAGATGGCTTCGATGAAGACTTTAAGATCAACGACAGTCAAGCCAACGAAATTGCTTGTCTGCTCAGCCACGCTATGGAAAATAGTATGAACGTGCTTGTGCACTGCCATGCTGGTATCTGCCGTAGTGGTGCTGTGACTGAAGTTGGAACGATGATGGGATTCACTGCGACTGATAGATATCGTCAGCCGAATCTCCGTGTTAAACATAAAATCATGAAAGCATTGGGTTGGACTTATGATTGAGATAAATAATCTCACACCATATCAAGTCGAAATGCTCGACCATATGTGGTCTTTGGACTCTATGGAAGAGTATCTCGACTGGTTTAATCTCTTGGATAAAGAAGATCAAAACCTAGCAGAAGCCCTGCAAAAGATGATCATCCTTGCAACTATTGACGAGATGATCGAAGAAACTAATTACAATGAAGCTAAAGATGTATTAAAGAAATTTGCTTTACAAAGGTAAACCATGTATAATAAGACTCTGAAACCTAGAAATCCTGTTGCAAAGGATCTTCGCACTCCAAAGTACCGTATGCGTACAGTAGAGAGCAAGGTTAAGTACACCCGAAAATCTAAACACAAGGAGTCTTATGGACAATACCTATGAGTTGTGCCGCAATGGTGGCTTGATGACAACTGTCCACATCAAGGATCATACCTATGATGTAGTTGAGTTTACTATCAAACAGTATCTCAAAGAAGGTGATAAGGAAATCGTCAACAATGCTTATACAACTTTCTACAGTTCTAGAGAACTTAAAGAATTTTTTACACCTATGATTAATGATTTGAAAGCGAGATTTGATAATGAACAAAGTGCCAGCCACACAAACACCTGAATTTAAAACTTGGTTAAAAGGATGTCTGCATGATGACGCTACAAAAAATCTGTGCGTTGTGTTTACCAAAAAAGACGGTAGCACAAGAGAACTCTTCTGCACTCTTTCAGAGAGTAGAATCCCAACAGACAAGCAACCAAAGACAAAAGAATCAGATGGCTCGACTGTTAGACAAAACAGCGATGACTCAATGCGAGTATTTGATACCGAAAAGCAAGAATGGAGATCCTTCCGTTGGGACTCTGTAACCGAAGTGAGATTTGAACTATGACTAAACTTATCCTGATTATCGCTGTTATTATTGGTTTCGTTATTCTTGGACCAATCCTAACTATTTGGGCTCTTAATACCCTGTTCCCAGTGCTGGCTATTCCATATACTCTGGAAACATGGGCAGCAGTTGTTTTGGTTGGTGCGTTTCTTCGTGCCAACGTTGAAGTGAAAGGTAAATAATGAATTTGTCAGCAGACCAAAAGAAAGAATTGCAAGGTGCAGTTCGTGAGATCAGTGCATCAATGACACGTACTGAAGCAGAACGTGATTTAATTCGTGAGATTGTAAAAGATCAATCACAAAAGCATTCTATTCCAAAGAAGATTATCAATAGAATCGCAAAAACATATCACAAGCAGAATCTAACTCAAGAGATTGACGATCACGAGGAATTCGTCGAACTTTACGATTCTATCACAAAGTAATACTTAAGTATTCCCCTACTGACAGTAGGGTTATTATAAAATAGTGCTTGCCTTTTATTCGGTTTTGATGTATAATAGATATTATTAATGGAGGTCTCAAACCTATGGCTACAGCAAAACGTACTTTGAAGGGTCACGCCATTCTGGCATCCCGCAAAGAAGCACTTAAAAATGAACCGTCAGTCTCTCAAGACAACTACAGTTCGGATCTAAACTCAGCACTGACTTGGTATTCAGAGCATTACAACGAGAAACAACTTCTCAAGTTTGCTCTGGAATACTTTGTTGCAATCGGCAAGAAAGCCGAAGTGTTGGCTATCAACAAAGCATCTGATTCAGAAGTTCGTCAGCTGGCGATCATCTGTCGTCTAGCATCACGTGGTCAATATCTCAGCGACAAACACAAACAGTTTATTAATGATACTGTTGGTGCACTTATCACTAAGTACAAAGTCGTTAAAGAAAAGAAGGCTGACGAAGCCAAACCCTCAAATGTTATTTCTATCCAAGAGCGTATCGAGGAAAAGGCACGTGACATTGCAGGTGAAATCGAAGGAGCGATTGATGAGTTTGTCATCTCTAAAGGTAAGACAACTTTCTCAGCGAAGAATTATCTTCTATCAAAGTCAGTCTCGGCTCCAATCGCCAAGCGAATCGGAGACATGTACGTCCGACTGTACAACGAACTCGCAGACGCAATCAATGAAGAAGACGAACAACTTGTCGAAGGATACTCAAACTTCAACAAGCGACAGTTGAAAGCATTCCATAAGTTTGTTGGTGAGATTATCGATGATTGTCACCAGATGGTGCAGACAGCCAAGGCTACACGTGCCCCACGTAAGCGTAAAGCTACATCACCTAGCAAGGTTGTCTCCAAAGTCAAGTATATGAAAGAGTATGCTGAACTTAAACTCAAGTCATGTAAACCAGAAGACATTCTCGCTGCAAGTGAGTTGTGGGTATACAATACAAAATACCGTAAGGTTCAAGTTTACAAGGCAGAGATGGGAACACTTGGTGTCAAGGGTACTACTGTCATCGGATTTAGTCTCAAAGACTCTGTGTCATTCACACTACGTAAACCAGAAGAATTCTTCAAAGGATTGTCTATTGGTAAGCGTGCACTGAATGCAGCTATTAAGAAACTAACGACCAAAGCAAGCACACCCAATGGTCGTATTAATGAAGAGTGTGTATTGCTTGGAGCATTTTAATTATGATTTTAGTTGATTACTCTCAAGTGGCTCTTGCAGCTATCTTGACTTTCCAACGTGAGTTGAAGGGTGACGAAGCAGAGGTTAAAAACCTAATTCGCCACGTTACACTCTCTACCATTAAGTCATACAAGAAAAAGTATGGCAAAGAATATGGTGATGTAGTTATCTGTTGCGATGGTCGTAAGTACTGGCGCAAGGAAATCTTTGAATACTACAAAGCCAGTCGTAAAAAGAATCGTGACGCTAGTGATCTTGACTGGAAACTTATCTTTGACACTCTATCTGAGATGCGTGATGATATCTCCAAGCACTTTCCATATCGTGTTATTCACGT